AGGGCCGCGATGCAGCGAGACCGGTTCGTCAGCATCTGTCGAATCGTTCGCGAAGATGAGAGCATCGGGTCGCTGAACATCACGCCCACGCAGCAGCAGGTGCTGGACGCGTGCATCAACCACCGATGGGTGATGGTCAAGAAGTACCGTCAGGCGAAGATCACCACGCTGATGATCCTCGACCTGCTCGGTCAGTGCATGTACAGCCCAGGCGTGCAGGGCGTGCTGATCGCAGAGAAGTACGACACGGCAGAGACTGCGTGGGGACGCGCTCGCTACGCATACGACTACCTGCCGGATGCGATCAAGATCCCCACCCGCTCTGGTCGTGACCCTGCGAAGCGCGAAATGGAGTTCGTCCACGGTGGACGCATCAAGACCATCACCGCAGCGACCGGTACGCCGGCCATCGGCAACAGCCCCGACCGTGTCGTCGTCACCGAGTACGACGAGTTCAACGACCAGGACAACTTCAACGCGCACTTCTTTCCGTCCGTCGCGAAGAGGCAGAACGCCCGCGTCGTGATGGAGTCCACCCCTGGTAGGCAGGGCACGACCTCGCACACGATGTGGCTCAAGGCGCTTGAAGGCTCGAGTCAGTTCCACCCGGTCTTCCTCAAGTGGTGGCTGGACGACACCTGCACCATCCACGACCCGACGTTCATTCCAGACCAGACCGAGCTGCGGCTGATGGAAGAGCTTGAGGGCATCACCTACGCGCACCTCGCGTTCAGGCGTGCGCGTCTCGACACCGAGTTCATCGGTGACGACAACAAGTTCAGGCACAAGTACCCCTACGGCCCGTATGACGGATGGGCGGCAGAGAGCGGCAACATCCTTCCTTCGGATGCGCTGCTGCCCATGCTGACGGATGCAGTCGCCACCATCGACGGTCGTGAGCATTACTTCGAGGACCGCGAGGAAGGTGTCCCGTACCTTCTGACGTGCGACCCTGCTGGCTACGGTAGCGACGGAGACCCGAGCGCCATCACCATGTGGAACGCGTGGGACCGTACCGAGGTGATGTCGTGGTCTGGTCGAGAGGATCCCGGTCGCCTCGCCGCACGCATCATGCGCATCCAGTCGCACTGGGACTGCGATGTGGTGGTGGAGAGCAACGCCCCCGCATGCGTTCAAGCGCTCATGTCTGCGCGGTGCCCGAAGCTCTACCACACGAACGCCAACCACCCTGGCTTCTACATGACCGCGACCGGTAAGAGCGCGGCCATCGTGACGCTGGTCGAGCAGCTTCGCCAGAACGACATCCACCTGAAGACGAAGGCGACCATCCACCAGCTCATGCAGTGGGATGGTCAGAGCCGTAAGCGTGGAAAGGGCGAGCATGGACGCCACCACTTCGACCGGGCCATCACCGTGATGATCGCTGCTGCTATGTTTAGGCAGCGGGGATATGGACTGCGTCCAGCGGGCAGTAGCCGTCCGCATGTACTAAAGCCCGGTCAGACTTCTGCCATGTCGGTAGATACGCTGGACAAGCTCTTCAAGCCTCGCCGTCGTAAGACATTGGGGATTCACCCATGAAGCTCAACGAGTACCTCCCTACGATCCACCGACACGTCGAGTCGTACAAGAGTACGGAGAAGCTTGCCTTCGATCGGCTGCTGCGGTTCTACCAGGGCAAGTTCTACACCGACCGCGAGTCTGCTGGTCCGACCGAGAGCGAGTTGATCGTCACCTCGATCAACCTCACGTTCGCCATCACCGAGACGGCGCTCTCCTCGCTCATCCCCCGCAACCCGCAGGTGACCGCGCTCTCTCGTGGCCCGTCTCCCGGTGATGCTCTTCGCGGCATGGAGGGCGTGGTCAACCTCGCGCTCGACACCAGCGACTACTACAGCGAGTTGGTCCTCGCGGTGCAGGACGCGGTCCTCTACGGTCGTGGCGTGCTGAAGACTGTGTGGGACAAGCAGCAGGACCTTCCGCTGGTGCGGGCGTGCGACATGCGAGCGGTCTTCTTCGACCTCACCGCACGGCGTCCGTCCGACATCCGGTACTGGATCGAGGCGACGGTAATCAGCGAGGAAGACCTCAAGGATCGCATCGCTCAAGGCATGTACAAGCCGTGGGCGAACAGCCTCAAGGGAGACACCTACCCTCGCTGGCTCAACTACGATCTCGGCACCGGGGTCTCTCGCGAGCAGCTGAAGAACTGGCAGAACTGGATCGTCGTGTACGAGGTGTACGACATCGAGAGTGGGCGCGTCGTCCACATGCACCCTGACCATGAGGAGCCACTCATGGAGGATGCGCTGCTGTACTGCCCGTACAGCATCATCGCGCTCAACAACAACGGGCAGGACTGCCGTGGCCTCTCCGACATCGCTCTGATTAGCGACAACCAAGAAGAGTTGAACCACATCCGCACCTACCTGCTGAACATCGCGCGTCTGTCGATTCCGAAGACCGCGTATGACAGCACCGCGCTGCAGAGCGAGGACGTGGCTCTCGCGCAAGAGGCGCCGGTCGGGTCGATGATCGGCATCCGCACGACGAACAACCAGCCGCTGCAGAACAGCTTCTACCCGTACCCGATGCCGCAGCCTCCTGGTGCGCTCTTTGAGATGGCGGCGGCACTTGAGAAGAGCATCGCCACCGTCTCTGCGCTCGCGGACGCACAGCGTGGTCAGGTCACGGGTGCGCGCACGGCGACCGAGTTGGCGCTTGTCGAGGGCCAGCTCCGCAACCGTCTGTCTGCTCGCCAGCGCAAGATCGACACGGTGACGATCGAGGTCGCAGAGAAGATCGCCTTCCTCGCCAGCAAGTTCATGCAGGAAGAGAAGATCGTTGAGTTCACCGGCTACTCCGACGCAGAGCCCATCCACCCGTCCACGCTCGAGGGCGTGCGCGTGAAGTTCAAGGTGGTGCCGTACTCCCCGATGGAGAGCAACCGCGCCGTGCTGCAGGAGCAGTTCAAGGCTGCAATGCAGTTCCTGCTGAACAACCCGTTCATCGACACGGTCGAGGTAACGAAGCAGTTCCTTGAGGTGTTTCAACTCTCCCCGCGACTGCTCAAGAAGGAAGGCGCACCGGCTCCTGCTGGTCTCGGTCCTGCACCTTCTTCTGCTCCTGCCCCTGCTGCCACACCGCAGGATGCTGCCGCCATCCTTCAGGCGCAGGGTATCGCAGAGCCGGCAGCACAGATGCCGCCGCAGCAGCAGGCTATCGCTGACCAGGCGGCTGAACCCATCACCAGCGAAGAGGCAATGGCATGAGCTTCATCACGTTCGACCTCAACTGCGAAGAGGGCCACTGGGAGATCGGCGTTCTGTACCGCCGGTCGGAAGGCCCGCCCCCGTGCCCCGAGTGCGGTAAGGCCCGCAAGACCGGGTGGTACCCGCAGGGGGCATCGGTCGCGACGACGGTCGGCATGTGGAAGCCGCTTACGCATGACGGTGTGACCTACGAGACTCGCGAGGACTGGACTGCCTACAAGGCAGTGGTCGAGCGAAACACGGGTCAGAAGATCGTTGAGGTCAGCAACTCGGATAGGCACGAGCGTGCAGACTTCCACAAGCATCGGGCATGGGAGGCGCGACGTGCTCGAGGGATCGACAGCCAGCAGTGGGCTGAGATCGTCCGTGAGCGCAACAACGGCTATGACCCGATCAGCGGGCGGCACCTTAGGAGGCCACAGTGAAGGACATGAACGAAGACGGCGGCATGACCGCGAAGCTCAAGGAGGTTCTCAAGGCGACGGTCGACAAGGCCGAATCCGAGGGAAAGCTTCAACCCATCACGGATGCGATCAAGTCGCTGAACCTGAACATCGACGCGAAGACGCTCTTCGTTGCGGCGCAGCTGAGCGACGAGACCAAGGGCAAGTCTCCTGAGGAGCTGGCATCCATGCTCAAGAATCCCGAGGTCGTTCGCGTGGTGATGATGAAGGCTGACCTTCCTCCCAAGAGCGAGATGAGTGAGGAGCCTACCGAGGAGGAGGCGATGCCTTCTGTCGGTATGAAGATCATGAAGATGAAGAAGGAAGCCGAGATGTCCGACATGGCTGAGGACGGCATGGAAGACGATAGCAAGGCCAAGGCTTACCGCATGCGGATGGGCATGTAGTCTCTGAACGGGCGGGACTGACACCGCCCACACCACCAGTACGAGGAGAAGCATGGAAACGAACACGAGTGAGGTCGTGCAGGATACGGTGGCGCAGGAGGCGTCCTCGCCATCTGAAACCGGGAGCGGTGACGCTTCTCCTGCCGCATCTACGACGACAGGTGGCGAGGATGCCGCCTCTGCGTGGAACGGTGAGCTTGAGAGCCTCAAGTCTCAACCATGGTGGGCGAGCCTTCCAGAGAACGTCCGTTCGTCCGTAGAGGGTGGTCTGAAGTCGAAGCACGCCACCTGGCAGCGTGGCTACCAGACGAAGTTCGAAGAGTTCAAGAAAGGCCAGCAGTCGTGGCAGCAGGAGAAGGCTGCGCTCGAGAAGAGCGTTGTCGAGGCCAAGGACCACAGCGCGTGGGTCGAGCGTCTCCTTGGTTCTGACGACAGCGCTTCAGAACTGAACGCCAAGATCGAGAGTCTGAGCAAGGCGCTGTCCGAGAAGGACTCGACTCTCTCTGCACTTGAGCGTGAGCGTGATGAGTGGAAGACCCGCCTCGTCACCTACGAAGAGCAGGTGGCCGCGAAAGAGGCTGAGTACTTCGACAACAAGTTCAAGACCGACTACCCCGACATCTACAACGACTACTCGGTCGATGAGAACGGGACGGAGAGCGGTGCGTTCTCGCACTTCCTCAAGCTCATCGAGTCTGGGTTCGACAGCGATGCTGCTGCGAAGATGACGCGAGCGATCATGCCTCCTCCTGTGCAGGCACCTGGTCCTCGTAAGGTCGAGCCGCCTCCCAGCATCCGAGCACAGACCGCACCGGGTACGCGTCCGAATCCATCGACCACGCAGTCCTCGCGTGAGTTCACGTCGTATGACGAAGCCATCCGGTCGCTTCGTGCTCAAGCGATGGGCGACACCGATGATGAGTGACATTCTGTCCAGTGCTTGACAGAATGTCCGTCTGCTGCTTACGGTTGAGGTAGCCCCCACCGGAAGCATCGTAGGCGCAAGCACGGTAGGCTCCTCTGGATGGGAAGGCGAGCAAGCAGTCTTTCTCCTCTTCCTCTCTCCACAGGAGCATACGCTCATGTCGGTTTCTATCGAACTTCTGAACACGACCCTCGCGGACCTCAAGGGTCCGATGGTCAGCGCGTTCTACCAGAACGTCCCCACCTTCCGTGCCCTCGAGAAGAAGGGCCGCATCTCCGCTGACGGCGGCACGCTCATCGAGCGCCCGATCATGTCCGGCTCGCCCGCCCGCGGCACCGGCATCTTCAACGGCGACGAGACGCTGGACATGACCCGGTACAAGAAGAGCCAGAAGTACCAGGTCGAGTTCCACCGCGTCGTTCTCCCCATCAACATCCCGAAGAAGGAGTTGATGCAGAACAAGGGCCGTCTCGGCGCCATCAAGCTCATCGACACCTACCCCAAGGTGACGATGGACGGCTTCACGACCGACTACGAGAAGTACCTTCTCACGGGCGGCTCGGCTGGCATCGCGATCGACAGCGCGGAGCTTGCTGGCTTCACGACCTTCAACGGCCAGTTCACGGCTGGTGTTGGTACGGGCGTGACGAACGGTCTCCTCGACTTCGCGACCCCCGCGAACCAGACGCAGACCGTGCAGAACGTCGCCAAGTCCGCTGCGAACTACCACTTCAACCAGGCGCAGCAGATCACGGCGTTCGCGACGGACGGCATCAGCAAGATCCGCAAGCTCTACCGTCAGTGCGCGCAGTACAGCGGCAAGCCGAACGGTGGCCCGGACATCATCGTGATGGACGACGACACCTTCGGCAACTACCAGAACGCGAAGCTCGACCTCGTCCGTCTCACGGCTCTGCCCGAGAACACGGACAAGTCGAACCTCATCCAGGACGTGATCGGCGTGGGCGGCGTGTACGCGTCGAACCTCATCGACCTGACCACGGACTTCGTGGCGCCGGGCGGCAGCGAGTTCGACCCGCGTACCGGTGTGGTCTACATGATCAACACCGACTTCCTCGAGCTGATCCACATCCAGAAGATGACGATCTCGGACTTCACCGACCAGATCGCGCAGCAGGATGCGGTGACCGCTAAGGTCGAGCTGCACCACCAGATGGTTCTCACCAAGTTCCCCGCCCACGGCTGCATTGCCGGCGGCGCGTCCTAATCTACGGAGGATCGAAAGATGCTTACCGAGTTTACCGCTGATGCGGTGTCTGCGATCGACAGCACCGCCAACTACAAGCTGGGCTACAAGGTCTTCACGAAGGACTCGACCGGCACCAAGATCTGGACCTACGTCAAGAACGGCGCGGGTTCGAGTCTCAAGGTCGGTCAGGGCGTGATGATCAAGGACGGCAGCGCGACGTGGGATGTTGCCGTCAGCACGACGGCGGCGTCTGCGGCTCGCTTCGTCGGCGTTGCGCAGACCTACACCAGCGCTGGTGTGTCGAGCCTGTTCCTCGACGGCTACTACGGCTTCGTGCTTGCGAGCGGCTACGGTCGCGTGCTCGGCATCGCGGCTGGCGTGGCTGCGAACAGCTCGCTCAAGCCGGTTGCGGCGGGCGAGTTCGATGCCGGCACGATCGGCACGAACGACCTCGTGGCGTTCAACTCCGTCGCTCTCGCGGCGGGCACCGTGGCTGGTTCGGCTTACATCAAGCCGTAATCACCGCAAGGTGCGACACGGGCCGGTGGCTGGGGTACACTCCCTAGTCACCGGCTTCGTGCTAGGAGGTGAGCATGAACAAGAAGGACTGGCGCGACAGGCTCCTCACCATTCGGGCGTGGAACGCAGACACGACCAAGAACTTCTCGTCTGAACTAGACGACGTGCTTAACCTCGCGCTCCAGCGCATCGCGTCTGATGTGCCTGGCGCAGTCATCCCAGACACCGACTACGTGGTGGTCAGCAAGGACTACACGCAGACTGACTTCGGTCGAGGCGTCTCCACCACCACCGATACGCTGGTGCTGTCGTTCGGCGTCTCTGGTACGTTGAATCCGACCATTAACGGTACGTGGGACGGCATCTACCACATCGAGTTCGTAGACTCGAACAACGTCTGGCACCGTCGTCAGTGCCGCGAGTTCTGGTTGCAGACGCCGGGGCCCTCGCCTGGTGCCTTCGACAACCACTACCTCGTGAGCCTCGACCGACCGGTTCAGGCTGGCATCACGCTGACGAACGTCAACTTCCGTCTGCACCAGCCCGAGTTCTTCTTCAGCGATGACGTGATGGAGCTTGTGGATGGCGGCATCCATGACCCGAACATCAGCCAGATCATCTGCCTTCCCCAGGCGTTCGCCTCCTACATGGAGCATGACAATGTCCGTGGGAACGTCGTCGGGCGTCCGGAGTACTGCGCTCGAGGCCGGCACTTTCAGGTAGACGCTCCGGTCAAGGTCATCACCACGACGGCGGCTCAGGCTGCGTGGGCAGGACCAGAGCCTCTCGGTTCGTTCGAGTACTGCTTCACGTACTGCTGGGGCAAACGCGACCTTGAGTTCACCAGCCAGAACGGTACGGCCATTCCCTTGTGGGAGAGCGCTCCGTCTCCGATCAGCGCGACCGCTACGACCGCGCTCAACTCGATCATCTTGGCGCTGCCTGAGATCGACTGGCAGTTGAACTTCGGGGACAACACCACGCTCCGGTACAGCCGCAGCGGCATCTACAAGCGCATCTACCGGCGCCGCCTGACCACGGGTGCGGGTCCGTCGCACACCAGCATCGAGGCTGGATCCATCTTCCAGTACCTCGTTGACGTAGATGGCGTCACGACCTCGTACACCGATAATGGTAGCGTCATTCCCGACTACTACCGGCGCCTTCCGGAGTCGCACGGCTACTACGCGTACAGCTTCTACCCGCACCAGGACCAGCGGTACGAGGTCAACTTCCGCGTGCGCCGTCGTCCCGAGAAGCTCGTCAACGACTACGATGCGCCGCCGGTTCACCCCGACTGCCACGATGCGCTCATCGAGCTTGGCCTCTACTACCTCTGTCTGATGGACCGTCAGATGGACGAGGCCACCTCGCACCTGAAGTTGTACCTCGATCTTCACCTGCCGAAGTTGAAGGCGATGTATGCGAACCCTGCACGTCTCGTACCGGGACTCCCCTGGTTCGTGCAGAACTACCCGAACCGGCGATTCACGGGGCTACGGTTCGGGCCGATGTCTTCGTAGCCCTGCTCAAGGAGAAGCCATGTCTGATACCATTCTGTACGACAAGCCCAGCGTCGGTGACGTGTGGGTGAGCGTATGGCCGGATGCCGCCGAGAGCGCGACCATCATCGGCGTGAAGGAGTCTGCGAACGGTCAGTGGCAAGCGGTCCTGTGGGGCGGCTTCCGCAACCCGCTGCGCGTGGCTCAGGGCGAGGGCTGGAACAGCCGCAGCCAGTGGCACCCGATGCGCGATGACCATCTTCTGTTTCCTGCTGCGGTTCCAGCTCCTGCTGATGCTCCTGCAGCAAAGAAGCGCGGAGCCGTCTGATGTCCTACACTCGCCAAGCACAAGTCCTACCGACCATCGAGAGTGGAAAGACCTACTCTGCGGATGAGTTCGCGTTTCAGATTCGGAATCTGCAGCGCACGTCGGAAGGTACACTGGCGAGTGTTCGTGGACCGTGTCGATACACGACGTTCGCATGGCCGTCTCGCGTCTACTCTGTGTTCCATGCTCTGCTGGACCAGGGGATGCGGGACGTGCTTATGGTCCGGTCTGGCTCGACCATGTACACGCAGACTGGATGGGCGACGAACGCCTTCACCGCTGTGCATACGGGCCTGACCGAGACTGCGTCGTACAAGTACCCCGACCAGTTCTGCGAGGTCGGTGGCCGCATCATCTGGACGAACGGGATCGACAACCCGCTCGTCTACGATGGCTACGTCACGCAGACGACATCCGCACTCGTGCCTCTCGGCTACGACCGTGTCCCGCATGGACCTACCGTTCTCGGTCCTACGGTGGGCAACGACAACGCGTTGCAGCGTGCGACGAACAACAGCGGGTACGCGCATCCTGGCGACATCGGCACGATCTCGTCGGACATCTCCGCGATCCAGAACGGCAACACCGAGCCGAACGACAACGCCATCGGGCAGATGCTCGAGGGTTCGTGGAACTACGCTGTTCAGTACGAGGATGTCTTCGGCAACCTGTCGAAGATCAGCCCGCAGACGAACGTGCGCGTGCGACAGGAGCAGACCCGCACGAAGTACCAGACGTTCGACCTTACGGGTTCACCACCTATTGTGTGGGTGGATCTCGCGGGTAACGCCGTCACCTACGATGACCTTCAGCGTCAGTTCTGGGTGGACAACATCTCGGTCGGTCCTACCGGTACGGTCGCACGCCGACTGCTCCGCACGACCGACACGCTGCACGGGAGCAACAGCCTTCGTCTCCTTTCTCGGATCCCCGACAACGAGACGACGTGCTACCCCGACGAGACTGCCGATGGTCTGCTTGGTGCGGTGGCGCAGAACTACCTCACCGTCCCGACGTTCAAGATCATGTGCCCCTACAACGGTGGGCTCGCGGTTGCGAACACGACGGCGAACCCCGGCATCATTCACTTCTCGGACCCCGGCTTCGCTGGGAGCTTCCGACCGGATCGGTACATCTTCCCCGACCCGAATGGTGCAGAGGTCACGGGCATCGCCACCTTCAACGGTGTGCTGCTGGCCTTTACGGTCCACAACGTCTACGCCGTCAGCGAGTCGAGCCCCGGCAGTTACGTCAGCACTCCGATCACAAACGGTATCGGGTGCGTGGCTCCGTCGTCCATCTGCTCAACTGGGTGGGGAGAGATGGTGTGGCTAGGCCGAGACGGCTTCTACGCCTACAACGGTAAGGACGTTTCGTACATCAGCGAGCCGATCGAGCGCTTCCTGCGTGGGCTTGAGATGGGCAAGACCAGTCGGTCGGTCGCCGTCTACAACACGCTCAAGCGAGAGTACGTGTGCGCCATCACCGCGCCTGGCTCGAACGCACCGAACGCCATCTTCTGCTACGACGGTACCGGCTGGCGCGAGCAGCAGCACAACCGCTCCTACCATCACCTGTGCGTGACCCGTGACTACCGTCAGTACGTGCTCGCCGCGGCGCAGACCGGTGGTGAGACGAACACGCTGATGGTCCTCGACCGTGAGGTGCGTGATGACCCCACGACCATCACCGAGTTCAAGTACACCAGCCGGTGGCTGAAGGTCGATGGTTCGGGCCTTACGCGCTTCAACGCCGCAGTGCTGTACGTCGGCTTCCTCGAGAGCAGCAGCGCACAGGTCACCGTCAACTGCTACCGCAACGGTCGGTGGGACGAGGTCATCGCGAACGGTACGCTCACGCTCGATGCAGACGACCGCACCGTGGACCTGTCGAACCTCGTTGTCGGCACGGACAAGGCGCTGTCGCCTCGACTGTACTGGCGCCGATTCGACATGCACCTTCGCAGCGTGGACAGCTTCGCGTTTGAGCTGGTCTGTCAGCCGGCAGATGGCGAGTACCTCAACATCGCAGCGTTCGCGTTCGACGGGGTCGTGGCCTCTGAACGTGGCGCACGCATTATGAAGGGCTGATCATGGCGCACATCTTCCCGCCCAAAGCCTTCAAGCCCCAAGAGCTTCCCGACCCTACTGCGCTCGACAGCGTCATTACGCCGATCGCAGAGAAGATCTGGGGCAAGATCAACGAGCAGGACATCAACGCCGTCACGACCGGCACGTTCCCGCTATCGGTGATCGACCCGCTCTCTGGTACGGGCAGCGACGAAGGGGCCTACACCAGCAAGTACCTTCAGTTCAAGGAAGTGAGCCCCGGCTTTGGAGCCACCACCGCAAACCCGCCGTGGTTCAACGCCAACGTGAACATGTCCGTCATTGACTACAGCCAGGCGTGGCAGCTCGTTGCTGACCTCACCAAGGACATCAAGACGGGCGAGGACGTGCTGTGGGTCGTGGCGCAGATGACCTACGCGTGCTGGAAGGGCGGCATCAGCGGTGGCGTGCTGGAGTACCCCAACAACGCCACGCAGGATCCGGTGCGCGTTCAGTTCGCCATCCGTGTTGATGGTGCGATCATCGATGAGACGATCACCGGGTCGATCATCTTTCCCGACCAGTCCCGACAGATGCTGTACAAGGCGAAGTCTACGGTTCCGATCACCTACTTCGACTACCGGCATGTGCGGTACGTGCAGAACGTCGAGGGGATTGGTGGTGCCGCGAAGCCTGTGCGCTTGACGTATGCGATCCCGGTGGTCGAGGGCAACCACACCATCGAGATCGTGGCCCGCCGGTTTCCGCAGGGCGATGGACTCGTGGACAACAACACGAGCAGCGCGTACAACGCAGACCGTCTCGGCTCGACCGTTGCGGTGTTCAATCGCCAGCTCTTCGTGCTGAAGTGCAACGCGTGGGGAGGCGGCACGCTGCTCTACCCCTCAAGCGGCATCACGACGTTCACCGAGAATCAGGTGCTGTCGAATCAGTCGCTCTATGTCGACCGGCTGGACAAGATCCAAGATCGGATGAACGCCATCGTGCCCGGCAACACCGAGCGTGGTGCGTTGCGGGCCGAGGTTCTGCCGAACGCTGCCATCGCTCGTGATGTCGAGGTCATCCAGAACACCGACTTCTCCACGACGCAGCAGTACCAGGTCTACGGGGACAACGCCGGCTGGACGATCGTGCAGGACGCGACTGCGAACCTGCTGGTGCTGGACAACGGTGGTCTAGGCTGGAACCTCACCACGAACAGCGGCTGGCTCATCGTGATGGCGAACGTCGCGATGAAGAATGCTCGCCGCACCGGGATTACAGCTGGTACGCGTAGCCAGGTGATGGGATGCTTCACCATCCGCGTGAAGCCTACGGGTGGGTCTGCGGTGAACATTGACCGTTCAGAGGTCTACTGCACGAACGACAACTTCGCGTACACGTTCAATGCATCCATCGGACTTACTCCGAAGGAAAGAACGAATCCGTGCTTTGAAGACATCCCGCTGTTCCTCGCGATCCGTACCGACACGCTGTCGGTGGCGATCGGCAGCACCAGCGTCGAGCGCATCGAGATCTGCTTCAACGGATGGCACGGTACTTCTGGTGGTAGCGCTGCTGCTATTGAAGTCACGGTTAACGGCGGCAACGCATCCGCATGGATTCAGGAGCGCTGAATGTCTACCGTCGTTCTCCCTTACGTTCCTGCTGACGGGTCCACGTTCAACGCGGATCAGTTCAACCGGGACATCCACAGCAACGTGGCGGGCGAGTCGCTCTACCAGACGAGCAACGGGCGCCTCGAGCCGACCGTCAACTTCAGCCCGCTGTTCCTCATCAAGAATGAGCAGATCCGTCCATACCAGATGTCGTTCGCACAGAGCAGCGGGATGCTCCAGTCGCAGGACTACATCGAGACAGCATGGGGTCGCAGCGACGAGAAGCGTGAGATCGCAGGGACCGGCATCACCTGGTTCCTTCGCAGCAACGCCAGCATGACCATGATCAACCTCGCGATGCACCTCTCGTGGTGGCGCCTGCGTGGTCGGCCCGTGGAAGGGGATACAAACGACCAGGACAGCAGCAACATCCGCATCGCTGTCTACGTGGACGGTGGTCAGGTGGTCGAGCGCTTCCTGCCGATCAGCGTGTACCCGCATCCATATGGCTACACCGCTAACGTAGATAGGTATGAAATCGGAGAGGCGTTCCTCTCTCGCCACATGAACCTTTCGTTCGGCGTGAAGAATATGTCTCTCGGCTGGCACAAGGCGACCCTGCGAGTCTCCGTCCGCAACAACCAGCAGGTGGAGACGGGCCAGGTCTACGACCAAGAAGAAGCGTACTATGAGAGCAACCACCGCGTTAGAGTACGCGTGCGCAGTGCTACTGTGCTGGCAGTTCGCTAGGAGGTCCAGTGGCTACAACCAGTGAGATGATCGGTGGTGCAATCGGCGCTATCGGTGGTGGGCTGATCGGCGGTCCTGCTGGCGCTACCGTTGGGTACAGCCTTGGTAAGGGCGTCGGAGGCATGGTCGGTCGTGGGAACGAGTTCACCAAGGCTTACGACAAGAACCTGAGCGAGTCGCTCCGCAAGATCCGCATGGGCCAGTCGCTGGCGCCGAGTGGTGCAGAGGTCCAGCAGGCGACGATGGGTGCGCAGCAGCAGGCTCTTGCAGCACAGCAGCAGCAGCAGGCAGACCTTCAGCGTGCGGCGGCGATGGGTGGTGCTCGTCAGGGTGCGTTCTTCACCGCGCAGCAGCAGCTCGGACAGGCGTCTGCGGATGCGGTGGCCCGTGAGCGCATGGCGAACGAGATGCGTGCGCAGTCCATCGGTGAGCTTCGCCGGATGCGTGCGCTTGGTGAGGCTAAGCTGCGCGGCGCAGAGGTTACTGAGCAGAAGGCAGCTGAGGCTCAAACTGAGGATCCGTTCAAGGAGTTCCTCGCGCCTGGCGAGACTGAAGACTCGTTCATTGCGAAGTTCCTTGGATCGTTCGCGGGCGGCACGCCTGTCGCAGGAGGCTAAATGGCCGCACCTTCTACTGCTCCTACGCAGGCTGACCTTCA